GTCCTATGGACCGTATCTGCCTTCTTGGCCTGACGACCCCTGGAAAGGTCGTCGGATAGGGTCTCGGGGCGGGTACGGGGATAACAGGAGCTGGTAATCCAGTTCGGTACCAGGGTGACCTGGATCTAGGGGATCGGTCCCAAACCGACCACGTTTGCTTTCAAGGCGAACCTGCAACCCATCGGATCCCTAACTAAGTTGGGGTCATAGGGATGTAATAGAGCTCAATGGTCGAGTTGCCTTGTAGCAATACGAGGTGGAACACACGGGTAGTCCCCGACTCCCTGAGGAAATCCACTCGCGAGAGTGGGGGTCTTGACTATACTTGATATAGCCCCTATCAACCCTAAGTGGCTAACCACCACGAGCTTGCTAAAGCGACCTGCGGCCTGCTTCTGCTGCGGCGGATTCAGGAAACCGAAGGGTTAACGGTCCATGTTCGGGGACAAATAACAATACTAAGTATTATTACTTTATGCGAAAAAACATCAGAGATCTTTATAAGATTCTGGTGCCGCATACGCTAACTTGGTCCTTCTGTGTAAAAGCAGAAGCAAAACTGGCGGGACTGCTCTTACGAGCGGTTCCGTTGGTCTTTGGGCAATTAACAAGTTCTAACGTGAAAGTTACCTGGGGTTTTGCCCGTAACTGTGCAAAAATGTACAAGAGACAGGGCCCAAGAGGTCTGGCTATCTACTTGAAAGCTTGTGGGGTGCTGCTACAGCACTCTGCGGGTGGGATGGTGGATGATAGCACTTGGGCTCTGGGTGGAGCAGTCTCTAGGACCCGCCGAGGGATACCCCGGTTCATAAACCCTCAACACCGCACGGCGATCCTCAAGGGTGATGTAAATATAATCCGCTTCTGGTTGACCTTATTTGGGCTCTACCGCGTGGTAGAGTTCAAAGGCCAGCTAAAGTTGAAGACTATCACAGCACCTGGAAAGGATCTAAGTGGGTTCTTGGGGGAGTGGGTCGCGTGGGTCCCTACTTTCTATGAAAAAGCTCGGCTAATCACCGGAAATTCATGGAAGGTGGTTCCTCATAAGCACCTAAGTCCGACGCGCATACCGTTTATGCAGAAGTCTTCCCCGAACTCGGGGGGGTTTACCTCTGTAATGGGGATTCTGTGGGACATCCTGCTCCTCGGAGCAGAACCCAACATGTTTGCCGCCGTAAAGGCATGGCTAGTGGAAGTAGATGGTATTGAGTTAACCTGGGCCTTCAATGGAGTACTCAAGGTCTTGGACCGGTGGATAGCCTTTAGATGGGCTACCGCCTTTGAAAAGATGAGAGATGACTTCCAGTCTAGGATGGAACCACGGGAAAGGACCCTAGAAGATCCTGATCGATATTCACCGTTTGGGATCGTCGTGGGATGGACGAACGTGCGGGGTACCCCTACCCTTCACCCGTTCATCCCCTTTGACGGTGATCCCAAGATCTTATACAGATCATGGTATATCGACCACTTCTGGGGGAAACCCCTCTGGTTCGGTCGGCTTGCGTTCTTAGAGGAACCAGGCAAGATTAGAGTTGTTGCCATGGTGTCACTTATTACTCAAACGCTTATGGCTCCCCTGCATAAGTGGATATTTTCTATGCTTAAGCTCATACCCACTGATGGGACTTTTAACCAGACCCTTCCGGTTGAAAGACTCATCGAATCCTTTAAAAAGGATGGGCATTGGGTGGCATCATATGATTTATCAGCGGCAACGGATCGGCTGCCACTGCGGTTGCAAGTGGACCTTTTACGCCCGCTGTTGGGTGATAAGTTAGTAAATCTATGGGCTTATATCCTCGTATCGCACCCATATGGACTTCCCCGCATTGCGGGATCCTATAACTTAGGATACTCCATGGTGTGGTATGCGGTTGGACAGCCCATGGGGGCACTATCTTCGTGGGCCCTGCTCGCGTTGACGCACCATGCGATTGTGCAACTAGCCGCTTATAGGGTTTACCCTAAGGAGCTAGGCTGGTTCTTGATGTATGCAGTACTTGGTGACGATGTGGTCATCGCTGACCGCCTCGTTGCACAGGAATACCTGCGAATTATGGAGGAGATTGGTGTGGAGATTAGCTTAGCGAAAAGTTTGGTCTCTAATCAGTCAAGTCTAGAGTTTGCTAAGCGGACGTGGGTCCGTGGGCGGGATTGCAGCCCAATTTCCTTAGCAGAACTTTTGGTTGCTTTACGTAACCTTGGTTCTCTTGGGGAACTGGTCGCAAAGAACATGAAATTCGGAGTGATCCGAATTTCTTCCGTAGCACGTTTCTGTGGCTTCGGGTACCGAAACTTAGCGCGACTGCCAGTTGCGTTAGGCGTAGGGAACCGTCTAACTGGGGTGCTGGCTTATCTTTGCCGTCCGGGCGGTGTCTGGCCAATGTCTTTTGAGGCATGGTTAGGTGCTGTCGCACCGGGCGGAAAGGACGGATCATTGGTTGACACACGGGTCTGGGCGACGGCTCAATCTGTGTGGAGTACGATGATTCGGATCCTTCACAGGCGATTGGATAAGGTGGAAATGATGCTCCGGGGAGTAACCGTATGGTCAATGAGCAAGGCGGAGTTCTTGGCACCCGCCAAGGATGAGCCAGTTCAGAAAACTGTAGGCGCTTCTCCCCCTCTTGGGATTCCATCTCCACCACCTAAGGCCCGAAAACCAAAGGTGTTAAAGATGTTCTTTAACTCGAGCCTGCGAGAGTTCTTTGGGATGGGTTCTGGCGAGGCATCTGCCGGACTGGACCCTGTCCTGGATGCATTCTCTATGGATTGGATTGCTTACCCTTACACAATCGACTTGCGCCGAAGGTTCGAGATAATCAGTGAAACCCTTCAAGTGCTGGATCCAAGGGTCATGCCCGTCTGGTCGGATCTAGGGAAACTGTGGGACGAAGTGATCGAGGCTGAGGAGGGTATCAGTACCCTCCCCACGCAGGTGGAGTTTGTCCGTAGGGATACGGACATTAAGGCTCCATCCACAAGGTTGATTACCATGTGGAGAAAACTCCGTGCCCTGGCGAACCAAGAGGTTCGGCCCGATGTTAACGTTGGAACTAGTTTCTCCTCGCGGCCCTCGCCGCGCTGGAGACGTCCTGGGGCCTAGTCAAAGGCCTTGGGATGGAACACCCAAAGTTAGGATCCGGGCACTATTAGTGTCCCGGCCTACCAAATAGATGTGCGCACCTAAGCGCTATCCAG